CACGTCGCCCAGTTTGCACCCGTCGCCCAGTTTGCACCCGTTGCCCAGTTTGCACCTGTAGCCCAGTTCGCACCTGTCGCCCAGTTCGCACCCGTAGCCCAGTTCGCACCTGTTGCCCAGTTTACACCCGTCGCCCAGTTTGCACCCGTCGCCCAGTTTGCACCCGTCGCCCAGTTTGCACCTGTCGCCCAGTTTGCACCCGTCGCCCAGTTTGCACCTGTCGCCCAGTTTGCACCCGTCGCCCAGTTCGCACCCGTTGCCCAGTTCGCACCCGTTGCCCAGTTTGATATTGCGCGCCTCAAATTCGGAGGATAATTCAGAAAGTTCATTGTACTGAAAGGGTGTCCAGCCTTTGTCTGAAACCCAGAGATAAAGTGTTTTCATGGTTAGTTATCTTTGTGCTTAAATTTTAAAACAGTTTATGGATTAAAATACAACCACCATTGACGGGAACGGAGCACTATTTTTTTGGTCCCCGAATTTTAGCCTCCCCTTTATAAATCTAATTTCCCGTGCTTTGTGGTAAATAAATTCGTGAAAATATCGAGTATCTGTACGCGCCGGAATCAACATTACAACTATTGTGTTGATTTTTTGTGCCTCCATGAAGCATTTACGAACCCATGCGTATATATCCCGACCGTATGGCGGATTGCAAAAAACAGTATTCCCGCCCCAATCTTTTCGGAGCCCGTCCTGCTCTTTGGTGTAGAATTTAACACACTTAGCATTATGCGGGGTGGCGCAAGGATCAAGTGTAAAATGAAATTCACTATTGAGTTTATCATAGAAATCCTGTGGTGTGGCCCACAAATCGGTCTTAGATGAAAACATCGTTTCTGTATTCATAAATTAGTTTTTTTTGTGTTTTACTTTCCGATTTGGTATGCAGGAAATCCAGCCCCAGAACGGTATGCGCCGCTTCAAGTAGTCCGGATCATCCTCATGGTTGTATGCCTCTGTCTCGAAGCAGGTGTAGTAGTACGCGCCCGGATAAGGCGGGATAATCACTTCGATCAGCCACGAAATGCCGTAGCAAATCCATCCGGCGAAGAGAATGCCGACCACCGTAAGCGCCCAGCCCCACCAAGCGAAAGAGCAGCTTATGGCGAGTGGCAGGAGGATTGCAGCGAACAGCACGGCCAGTTCGATCTGCTGGGCGCAGTGGATTCCTTCATGGCGGCGCGTAGTCTCGTCCAAATGTCGGTCTTTCGGCTTGCGGGTGAATGCGAATGCAAGCCATGTTACCCAACTGAATCCCTTGAACGGGATCAATTTGTTGTGAACCTCGATAGGCAGTTTCATAGGGTTAATTCATATCCGTTAGTTACCACTCCATCAACTGCTTCGACAAGATTATTCAAGAGCGACGCCCCGAAGCAACTCCATAGGATGCCATATACGCCCTTATATTTGATCTCTGAATATTCTTTGCGGTTGTATTGGATGTTAAGGTAGAACGGAACACCCTCATCATCCTCCATGACTTTCGGCAACACCGCCAGCAGGTCGGCGACAGTAAAGGCGGGGATAAAAGATTCGGGAAATTCTTGATAGGCCAGAATCTTATCCAGCTTACACTCCTGCCAAATTTTGAGCTCATAGTTTTCTTCGTCCACTGTACCACAAACCCATCCCCATTCCCATACCATGCTCGCCTTATCTGCGGGCACTCCCAACTCGATCAGCCGCTTCGACTGCTGGATGCTCGTTACTTGGTTTTCCATAGTTGATTGTTTTTTATTCGCATAATCCGTAATAACTCATACAGCTGTCTTTCCCACCCGAAAAGGTGACTATGACTTTCATTTTATCGTTCGTTAAAGGTTAACTGAGGGGACTGGCGTGACTGCAAAACTTATCTGCCAAATACTAAAATGGCGGCATCTCTTGAGTGCTCCGAGGTATTCCCCAGTCACTTCGTAAGAGCTTTGAATTGTGCTGCGGATAGTTTAGTACGATTATTCTTAGGAGCAATCATCCGATATTGCAGGCCTTGCTCCTTGCACCAACCCTCCCAAATTGATGCATCTCGACAAACGCTTCCGGCTCCCTTCAGGCGCTCTCGTCCCGTATTGCCAAACCATTTGCGTTGGCGAGCATCTTCGATGAACAGTCGAATACTATCTTTGCCCCGAATGTCGGAGATCATTTTCACGCGCTCCATTGCCTGGGTGATCGTCATGGTACTCACTTCCGCGAGGTATTTTGTGTCCGAATGCCATACCGCGAAGCCTGTATGTACTCCCGTATCAATGCCTATGTACGTCATAGTTCGTTCATAGATTAAAAAGCCATCCTATCTCTTTCCACTCCTCGGCGGTCAGCAGCTCGCCCCGGCGTTCCCGCTCGGCGCGCTCCTCCTCCCTCTTTAGCTTCTCGGTTTTTTGACGGTCGCGTTCGATGCGTGCCAGTCGGTCGGCTCGATATTCGAGAAACACCTGCAACGCCTCAGTGATGACAAGCGGATCTACCGTGCCGTAGAAATGCCCGTAATGCCCCGCCTTGAAACGCTGGAAAAAGAGCATCAACTCCGAGAGTTTCAGATAACCGAAGTTGTCTGCTATGACTGCAGCCACTGCGTCGGTGATACGAGAAAACTCCTCCTTGCCTTTCACGCCGCAGAAGTTCACGAGGTCGGTTAGCTGAATATCCAACCACGAATCGAGCACATCCCCACCGTAGGCTTTCCGCACCTGACGCAGGGAAGGCGCATCCCCCGTGAAGCAACGGTCGATATTCGCGGCGCAATAGCGCTGCACGCCGGGGTTAAAACGCTTAAGCATCACCGCCGCCGTCCGTCCCCATTTCCCGCGCCATTGTGCGAGCAAGGCGCGCTCTGACCCGCTCTTCGCAACGGCGCATGAGCTCGTCGCTGGTAATGTCGCAATGAGCGACCCGATTGTCTGCATTTCTGCCATAGTCGTTTGTCGTTTTCAGCGGGAATATCCCCGCCCAGTTATTAGCCTTGGACTGCTCGATAATCCCTCGTGCAGTATCCGCATTACCCCCGGAAAGTTCCATAAGCCGCGCATAGAAGCTCTCGAAGCCCCGCTGTCGATAGGTCTGTCCGCGTTCAGACTTGTAGGCAAGCCAATCCGCCACAATGGGTTGGAACGTAGGTTCGACAGCCGAGGTGTCAAGCGTGCACCGGGATTTTTTCGGGAAAAAGTCGTTTAGCCACGTCTGGAAATACACGTTTTTTGCATGCTGGGCATGGTATCCTAATTTAACATAATCAACGGTCAAACCATCCGTCTTTTTGCAAAAGTCATTATAGTCGTCAGCAAGCGACTTGCGTTTTCCCTTAAACCCATCCCAAAGAGTTACGAACTCTTCGGGGATGCCCGTAACCTCTTCCCCCTGCAAAGGGGGATTATAGGGGGTATTATATGTTTGGTTTAGTTTATCTTCTATATAAGAAGTATCCTCTGTTTTAGGTGTCCCGTTAGGTGTACCTTTAGGTGTCCCGTTAGGTGGGACTATAGGTGGTAAATTTGAACACCTAAAAGTGTATTTGCATTTATCGGCACGACCTTTTCCGCCGCCGGAGAATGAGATCAACCCAGCCTGCATAAGACGATTTTTGGCTGCGCGCAAACTCTTAGGTGACACCCCTACATTGATCGACGTCCGTGCGTCGGAATGCGTGAAGTTATCCGGCCAGCCTAACCGATTCGCTTGTTCTACAAGGTAGAAGTAAAGCCTCGATTCACAGCAGCCAAATTGCCACGTTGCATCAAGTTGCCAAAATTTTCGTATCAGGTCTAAGTAATTCATTCTATGTCCGTGTTACAGCCACACTTTTTGATGTTGCATTTCCCGCTCGATGAAAGAGATCCATTCATTATCCTCGGGGCTTGGTAAGTTGATGCCCGCCTCCATTGAAGCCCAATTACGGAAGCGATCTATTGCTGTAGTCATCTCTCCTGTATCAAGGTCACGACTTGACCGGAGCCTTTCGACCTCCTTGTGCATCAGCTTGTCGTATTCGACGCGCACAAATAATTCCGGGTTGCATAGCCGTTTGAAATATTCCTGTTTGACATATCCTATCGGATTCCCGGTTTGCATGGCGAATTCGCCAAGAATACAATGGAGATATCGGTTTTGCTTCCCCGTGCGCTGTGGCTTCCGTTCTGAACACTCGACAAGCGCACGTCGGCCATACAAGGCATTAACGCGATGTTTGAAGCGCTCCCGGTCGATGTCGGTGTTCAGATCGTAAACCATACGGCGCTACATCAGAAAGGCAGGTCATCCACATCTTCGGCGACCGGCAAATCTGCAACCTGGTCGGGAGTGGGTTCCGAGGGACGGAACACCACCGCCTTACCCCGGCCTACATACGTCCGCTTGTCCTTGCGTTCGCGCTCCTCTTTCGACTGCCGGATGAACACGCAGTGCGTATTCTCGTACTGGTCAACCTCGCGGAGCTCAGATACGCAAATGCCGATGTACTTCTTGCCGTTTTCGGCAACAAAAATCTTGTCCTTGGGAATGTCGCTGACACACAGCGACACGTTAATCAGTTCTGCCATTGTTTATTGCTTTTTGAATGTGGTTTTGATGGTCGTTTTGCTACTACGGGCTGGAGGGAAAAGAACCTCCCCCGTATCAGGGTCTGCCATTCCGGTACTCGGTAGTTTTTTCAGCATCTCCTCGCGCTCCTTGATGTCGGCTTTCAGGGCTTCCAGCGTCTTGTACATGTCGTTCAGCCGGCTGTCGCCGCACATAGAGTAGTCGTACTTCACGCCCGATTCGGCCTCCTCCAGCCGGCAGTCGCCGAACTGGTGCGACTTGCCGTATTTGGCAAGCTCCCGCAGCGTGATGTCGCGCACGTCGGTGTTCTCCTTGAATAACTTGATGGCGGCCTCCATACGGCTGATATTGATGTGAGCCGTGATCGGGTCTACCTCACCCTCCATGACCGAGGAGACAGCCCGCGCGGCCAGCTCGGCGGCGGGCGTCGATTCCCGCAGCAACATTACCTGTGCTTCCATATCACTTTGCATTTTTGCGTGCCTGACGATATGATTCGAAGAGCGCCGAGAAGCGATCCACGACTTCGGCATCGGCGTCGCGGTATTTCAGCAGGCGTGCCCCTGCGTCAAAATCTGCGGCATAGTTGTCAGTCGTGAGGAACCCGTACATCCATTTCAGCAGCTGATCGCAGGTGATAGGGTCATCCAGGTGTTCCATAGTAATTCGTTTGCGGGCAGGTGCCGGAGCGTTGGCCGGGGTCTCAGTGGATTGTGCAGTTTTTGCACTTTGCGCAGCTGCCCGGTTGGTATTCTCGATTCGCCGCTCGTCCGTGTCTGCATCTTTTGTATCGTCGATGCAAAACAACCCGTTAAGGGCATATTTGCGAGCGTAGCTCGACGCTGTACCGGTGATTTGTGCCCCATCCATCCCTTTCTTGTCGAAATCTTCACGGGCAAAAGCGGTGGCCGTCGCCGATTCTCCGGAGGCGTTGGTGATGCGCGCCGTGGCTTTCACGTAGTAGCGATCGCCGACATTGACAATGTCATCGCAAAGGTTCAACGCGCATTCATGCGCTTTGAGTAGCGGTTTGACTGCTTCGAGAATATCCTCGCAGCTCCGATACTTGTATTTCCCGAAACTGTTATACTGCCCCTTGGGAGCTTTCAATTCCGACTGGATAGCGATTAACTCTTTCATAAGCCTACTCGTATTTAATGGTTATCACGGCTTTGCTCCGGTCGATGCCTATGCACCCTTCACGCACAACCTTATGGATTTCTTTATCCGCAAGACGTCGTGAGTACTTCGCGCTAAAGATGGTAATGTTGCCAATGGCAACTTCAATGATTGTCCTCATTGTTATAAATTGTTTCGTTTTGCGTAATTTTTCAACCGGGCCATATGCCCGGGCCATATCCGGCCGTCAATATCGGTGACATTAATAACCTCGATACGATGTCTTCACACCCGGTTTGCACCTCCTCGAAACATCCGGCGAAGACATCGTATCGGCGTTCATAAACAGGCATATAGTGATGCCTCGCCTGAATGTCATAGATTTTGTATGCAACCGAATAGACCCGGCCGTCTTCATCACCGCGCATATCCTTCTGAATGGCTTCGCGGATAGCCCGATAAATCAACTTTAGGTCTACCTCCATCAGCGTTCTGGCCCTCTGGGAGAATGTCGACCGCTGGCCAGTTATATGTTCGCTCGGAATATCATGATACTCTTCGAACGTCAGCACCGGGGACGTGGTTGTCGTGTAATATTGCGTGTTCATGGGCTATCGTATTTCAACCCGGTAAATACGGGGCTTGTTCTCGTTCTTCAATGCCCGGTAGATGGCCTTGGATTGTATCCGGACAGCCTTTGACCGCAGGCGGTATTGGGCTCGCCAAATGCGCCCCTTTATCGTCGTCCACACGCATTTAACCGTGATTTCCGTAAACTCATTCATGGCTTTCGAATATTGAGGTTAGCAATTTTCCAATCTCACTTGTACGGTGCTGATTGGATAGCACCCAGCCGAATACCACGGCAATCGGCGCTATGAACGCCAACAAGGTGATAAGATGTGCCATAGCGGCCTGTTTTAACGGTTGGACTTGGAGGGGAATACCCGGCTTACGAGTATGGTGCCGACAACGACAGCATACGCGGGATAGAGCACGCGGAACTGAGCAAGGAAACAGCCTAAAGCATGCTCCTCGCACGTGGCGCGGATAACGTTGGTGTAATCGACCCTATCAGATGAAAATAGGGGTTTGTTGGCCTTCAGATGGCAACGGTAGAATGCGGTGCGGCTTTTCTTCGCGCGCGGTGTGGTCTGGGTGTTATTTACCCGGGTACCACTTGTGTTGTTCTGTCGCATTTGTTGAACACAAGTTAGGTTAATGTATGGTATAAAAAGAGGGCGTGCCCCCTAATTCTTGCGACAGAACCACAACTACGTAGCGTAGAAGTGCAACGGGAACACGCCCAAAAGACGTTCGTATATTTCTAATGACTACGTAAAGTAGTTCTGTCGCAACAGCAAAGATAGAAAATCATTTCGAATCTGCAAAATTATTTGCCATCGGCATCGAAAAAAGGTATCGACGGCTTCTCCTTACGGGCGATTCGGTACATCATTTCAGCCTTTGCGCCGTTGATGATCTTACCCGCAATGTTAGCAATCTCCGATGCCTCTTTGATCTCGATCTCTCGTGCCCGAAGCTCTGCATACACGCGGCCCAAATCGGCCGTCAATTCCCGGATGTTCTTAATCTCTTTCATCGTTTTGTTGTTTTTTGATTTCTCGGTATAACTTTAGTTGAATACGTTTGTAGTCGATTGTTTCGGGGGTTACGGGGAGGTTGCAGCGCTTTAGTTTATCCATTAAATACCCGTCAGTCAGATTCTCGCGTTTCTTTCGGTCATACGCCCGGTACATTTCGAGATTAGCTGCGTAATACTTGCTGGCATTCGCCCGGTACTTTTCGAGATTAGCGGCGCGCCACTTACGGTGCTTTTCCCGCGCCTTTTCGGAATTAGCTGCGTAATACTTTCTGGCATACTCCCGACACTTTTCGGAATTGGCTGCGTAATACTTGCGGTCATACTCCCGACACTTTTCGGAATTGGCCGCGTAATACTTGCGGTCATACTCCCGGCACTTTTCGAGATTAGCGGCGCGCCACTTACGGTGCTTTTCCCGCGCCTTTTCGAAATTGGCTGCGTGCCACTTACGGTTATTTTCCCGCGCCTTTTCGAAATTGGCTGCGTGCCACTTACGGGACTGCTCCGCCTTGCATTGTTTGCAAATATGGCTATGACCTAATACGCATTCCTTATTCTTCGCAAACTCTTCCAACGGCTTTTCCTGCCCGCATTTGCGGCAGACGCGGGTAATGTCATCCATAATTTCTTACTTTTAGGGGTTATTCGTAGATAGGACGCCAGCCGACAATACTACTATGGCGGTAATACTATTGCGACGCAGGGAGGATTAGAACAGCCGCCCCTGAACATTATCATCCGGACGCCTCACAGCATCCGCCCACCGCTCGTGTACGAACATCTTTTCTACGCGTTTTATCGTTTTTGATGATGAATAGGTGCATGCTTTGTCAATACTCGCAAAGCATATAAAGTCGTCCGGCATGGAATATTCCGAAACGAACACCGGGAATTCCATGCTGCGCAGCCATCTATAAAATCGTTCATGGTCGAAATCGTCGATATACCCCGACGTGTTAGCATACGGCGGGTCGCAGTATACCGTCGCGCCCGGCGGTATAGCAACATCGCTGTAATCCTTTCGGGACAGTTTCAGTCTTTCCAGACTTTGCAGACTTTCCAGTCTTTCCAGACTTTGCAGTCTTTCCAGTCTTTCCAGACTTTGCAGACTTTCCAGTCTTTCCAGACTTTGCAGACTTTGCAGTCTTTCCAGACTTTCCAGACTTTCGTTTAAGGGCGCCCACGGAATAGTTAACGCCGGTAAAATTTCTTGCAACTTCTCGTATTGTTCAGAGGATGGCAACATCCATTGAGATTCGCTAAAATAATGCCTACCCATATAATTCCCAAGGCGTCGGTCGACATCTTTTTGCGTAAGACCGGATAATTTCAGGGCGTTCTGTAAATATTTTCGCAAATACGCTGATTTAACCCGAAAAACATCTGTATGTATCGCCTTTGTATTCAATGTGCCGTCCGCATTGTATTGAGGTGCCACGTCGCACGCTGCGCACAACTTCAGCACCTTTTGCGTCAGCTCTCCTATTTTATCACGGACTTTTGCAAATTCCCGGACAAATCCTTTCCATGCCAACCGCGCGCTCGTGGGCGTTCCCGCGGAAAATATCGCGTGCATGTGTTTTTTGAACCGCTCAACCTCCGGAGCATACATATATGTCTTCATACCGTTCCCAAAGCTCCAGCAAAGACGCACGTAGGGGTCGTCATCTTTGAGACGGAGGAAATCCTCCCGACTGATCCATCGACATTCATTCCGGTATTTCCCATCGATGGCATCACGGAAGACTTGGGGATATTCCGTAATATCGTTTGCAATGAAACGTCCGAATTTACCAGACAATATGGCAGCGTGAGTTACCGCACATCCTCCGGCGAACAAATCCACGAACGTATGCGACGCGGGAAGATTCGAAATAACCCATTTCGCAATACTATTCTTAGAACCCTTATAAGGTAATCCGTAATTCATAACTAATCTAAATTCAATGCCATCCTCCGCGACCTCTCGGCATTCTTGAGGTAGCGTGTTTTGTACTTCTCATTGGCCTTGTCGGGTGTAACCCAAAGCACCGTGTTGTTGTCGAGCCGTAAAGGCACCAGTCCTTTGTCTTTGAGCTCTTGAAGATATTTATTCATGGTCGTTTGATTGTATCCAAAAGAAGCGGGGGCTTCTGACTGCCCCCGCGGTGGCGGCGTTACTGTGCTTCGCGCCGCCGATTTGCGTTCTTTATCTCCCGTTTCGTGGGCTTAGCCCGCCTCGGCCTTGCTACTTCCTTCACGCAGCCTCGGATTGTCGAGGGATATACCCTCTGTCAGCTTCCGTTGTGACAGACGCCCAAGCGCCCGATCAAACTCACAACATTAGGGTTAGAACCCCGTTGAGCTACCCGGATTCGAACCGGGAGTACCGCCTCCAAAGGGCGGTGTGTTAACCATTACACCATAGCTCAATAATATGCGTTCCCTTGTTCGGACATATCCTAAACACAGATAACTGGATGTAAAACAATCCGACAAAGACGGTCGTAAATATCAAGGACGAACCATTTGTCTGTTATTCCCGTCACCAAGGTACTTGCATGTAGTCTCAAACTGCTACTCCGAGGCCGACCACACCCCGATATACGAATATCAACACCCAATAGATAGGGTCTTAGGCTCCATCCATCGCTTCATGCCTCATACTTTAATCACAAAGGCAAGCATTCAATATTCATCAGCTCCCTATCACTTTCATGGCTGATACGGCTACAACATTCTGTTGCAGGCGTGTGGAGGGTGAGAGATTCGAACTCCCGAAGCGTCGCCGCTTGCCGGATTAGTAAACCGGAGCCTTAAACCACTCGGCCAACCCTCCATAAAATACCGCCGACATCTCCACTCGCCCACGCCACCGCGCAGGGCTTCGATCTCGGCGGCGCACCATCCGCGGGCTTCACAGCAGGCCAATGGCAAATACCAAACTTAAAATGCGATTTGCGGATTATTGGCAGGAATCCGCTACCTGTGGCATATAGTACTCGTTAAACTGTGTCGGCCGCTCGTCTTCCGTAACGGCCTTCTGTTTGTTCGAGCAAATGGAATATCCCATTTTCCGGAGCCGACTGATGATCCGGCGCAGCTCCGTTGTGTGATACAGCCTCTCAGCCTTGCGAACAGTCAGCCTGCCGCCGGCCTTGAGATAGGCCAGAATTTTATTTTGAGGATCGTGTTTCATGGCCTTTGATGTATTTGCCGCTTTTCCCACGGGTACGGTCGAATTTCCTGAGCCTGCCTTCCAGTTCGTCGATGCGCTTGTACAGGGTATCACGTGCTTGAGTGAGCGCCAATACCTCGTGTTCCCGCTCAATAAGGCGTCCATCCGCTTCATCGCGCTCGCAAAGGCATGTAGCAAGCCGTATCTCCAGGTCTTCGATCCGTTTCCACATTTTCCACCTGGGCGTCAGGTCGAAGCATAGAAATCTCCTCTTCCTCAAAGTGTTCTTCTCCATAGTATAATTGTTTTAAGGTGTTGCAAATAAGCCCGCGCGCACTGTAACTTTAAACTCCATTTCAAAACTGCGCCACCGAAAAGCGCACGCGGGCAAGATGCAGACCTCACGCCTAAAATGAAATAACCCACTGCTGAAAGAACGGTGCACAAGGCCTGCTATAGAGCCTGGATAGGCGGTCAAGCCACACCAGGCATAATAATCAATACGGCTCTCCGGGTCACTCCGGGTCATCGCTCGTTCATTGGTATTTATCTGTTGCCAGCCCTTCTGCGCCAAGTCGCTCGCCGGGTTTTACATCCGCTCGGATGGTTCTCGTGTATCAATGTGTCAAAGAACACAGAAATTGCTTTTGCCTTGCGGCGGGGTTAGTGCCAGCAATCAAACCCCTCACCTATGCGGTGGCTATCTTGTAAGTGCGGCAGGATTCGAACCTGCAACCTGCGCCCGAAAATGCGAGGTCTTTCAACCTTTGTGCTTCTATTTCGCATCCCTGCACCGCTCTACCTTTGAGCTACACACCTCGTGATGCTATTCCTTTTTGATGTGAAGCTGCTCGACCGGAATGCCTTTCATCTTGGCGATTTCATCCATCGTCACTTCGACAATCTCAGATTCAGGATCAGGTTCATAAACAAGGCGAAAACCTAATGTGTAAAGCTCGTCGCAAGTGTAATTGAAAGTCGCATTGCCGTTCTCTATCTTGCACACGACCAATTCTCCAGCACGGAAAATCACCTCCCAAATGTTTGATCCGCTCACAAGCTTATCCCCTACCTGCCAATCCTTGAAAGATTCGGCCTCTTCTTTCGTCGAAGGGCGGATACAAAGATTTGAAACGCCGTTTTTGATGAGTGCCACCTCGCTACCATCCCCGATACACCAACTGTATTTGAAGCCTAATTTGTCTTCGCAACTGGATCCACTCCTCGCATCTTGGCATAGATAAATACTCCCTTCCTCTACCTGAATACGCCCTTCAGCTGGGAGGTCATTGATATTGGCTTTGAATTTCTTACCTTTGCATTGCAGTAAATTTTCCATACTATTTTATTTTTGGTTTATAAGTTTAGTTCTCTATTAACTCTTCCACCCGGAACTCCCGGCCACGGCGCGGGCTTCTTAATCTGCGGCACCGACCTTCCACGTCTTGTGCATGGTAGCGATCAGGTCTATATACCCTTTGTATTCCTCCATCTGCTCGGGACTATAGCCTTCGGCCTCGCCAATTTTTCGGAAATGCTTCTGCCACTCGGAAATGGTGCAGCGTTTGCCTCCTATTTGAATAACATCCTCACCCCAATAGGATACTGTATGACTAGATGCGCTGATAAATAGCGATTTAGAAACATCGCACCCGTCGCCCAGTTTGCACCCGTAGCCCAGTTTGCACCCGTAGCCCAGTTTGCACCCGTCGCCCAGTTCGCACCCGTCGCCCAGTTCGCACACGTCGCCCAGTTCGCACCTGTAGCCCAGTTCGCACCCGTAGCCCAGTTTGCACCCGTCGCCCAGTTCGCACCCGTCGCCCAGTTCGCACACGTCGCCCAGTTTGCACCCGTCGCCCAGTTTGCACCCGTTGCCCAGTTTGCACCTGTAGCCCAGTTCGCACCTGTAGCCCAGTTCGCACCTGTCGCCCAGTTCGCACACGTCGCCCAGTTCGCACCCGTAGCCCAGTTTGCACCCGTCGCCCAGTTCGCACACGTTGCCCAGTTTGATATTGCGCGCCTCAAATTCGGAGGATAATTCAGAAAGTTCATTGTACTGAAAGGGTGTCCAGCCTTTGTCTGAAACCCAGAGATAAAGTGTTTTCATGGTGGGTATGTTTTGTGTTTAAAGTCCGTGGTTGTTAGCCCATATCACGAGTTCGGCAAGCGTTGTCGACCCTGTGCGACGCATAGCGTTTCGTTTGTGTGTTTCGACCGTCAACTGGGAGAGTGACAGTATTTCGGCAATCCGTTCAGTCTTATATCCCTCTTTATAGAGGCGGACAATCTCTTTCTCCCGCATTGTCAGGTTAGTATTAAACTCTGGGTTACAGATTACTTTATAGTATTTGCACTCCCCCACCAGCGGACAAGCAACATTCTCGAAGTTGAACCGGCCGAACTCGTCCATATCGGGTATTTTATCATACATCCCGAAGTTGCAGCGGATGAATCGGTGGGCACACCTGTATTTGAAGTAAGGGGCGTTCGCTTTGCTCTTGTTGTAAATCTCCGACAACGCCTTGAATGCCTTGGGGTAATCCAGTTCAATAACCGAGAACAAAGCATCCGTAAGCTCTTTATCTTCTTCCATGTAGGTGCGCACTCCCTTTTCATCGCGGATCTGCACCTCTCCTTCGGGTGAGTTAAAAAACTCTACGTTATTTAACCTTTGCATGGGTACCTTTGTATGGATAATCTTCTGGGAATAATGCGTCGCCGGGTAACCTATTTTCAGAGAATTTATATACACAGAATGCTATGTTATCCCTGTCTGACTTGTCAGGACGGGTGCGTCCGTGCGCCCAGCGCCATATTGTTGTCTTGTCCTTTCCTGTCACAAGCCGAATTTCTGCCCACAACTTACTTTTGCGAGTCTTCCCAAGTGTAGAAACATATTCTTGGAACGGCAACTTTATAGCGCGCTGATTTGCAGTATTCATATTCATATTATTTGTCCAGTATTGCCATGATCCGCTCAATGCAGGCGGCCTGCTCCTCGAGTAGTGCCGTCAAGCGGTCAGTCGATTGAATTACTTCGTTCATATTGCATCGTGCTTTAGTCACCATAGTACATTCCTCGGACACCATAGAAACCTGTCGGCACTTTCAGCAGCTCGGGGCGGTACTCCGTGGCCTTCGGCTGCTCCGTCGGGCGGTTCTCGATCTTCGCGGTCAGCATCGCCAACTTCTCGTTGCGCCAAGCCTTGCGCAGGCACTCCCCGAAACTCTTGCCCGGCTGTACCTTTTTAAGATACCAGGCGTTCTTCATGATCTTCGATTTGTCGTAAGTTGCTTTCATCGCGTTGTCCGTTTTTATTACCTTCAAAAAGGTACAATCGTCAAATATTCAGTCCCCACGCTTGCGTTTTTCATCTTAAATCGTATATTTGTATCAGCTTTGTGGGTTTCACATTGCAAATATAGAATATAATTCTAAGAATTCGATGATTTTCTTAGAATATTTGCATAAATAATATTTATACGATTTTAAAATAATATTAAGCCTCTGATATCATGACCCTTAAAGAGAGAATCCAAGCGTATTGTCAGTATAAAGGGATTTCTGTTTCGCAATTTGAGAGACAGGCGGGGCTTTCAAATGGATATTTTAAAGAGGGGAGCAAAATGCCTCGCCCTGACAGAATCTCTAAAATTCTAAACAAATTTCCTGACATCAATAGAAACTGGCTCCTATACGAAGAAGAGCCCATGCTCAAAACTACCGACCAACCTGTCAGCCAAGGAGGCGAAGACGTCACGCCAACGAAAGCTGAAACAAATAACTTAGATACTATGGAGAGAATGAAATTCTTTGAAGCTCTCGAACGGCGAGATCGGGAAGTATCCAGACTGATCACCATCATCGAGAAGATGCAAGGCATCACACCTGGGGCAGAAGCTGCTGCCCAAAAAAAAGAGGCATAGCGGTATTCTAATTAGACTAATGCCATCTTCATTAGAGCGGAAGCAATATGATAAAATAGAACCACCCAAAATAAGTTCCATATAATCGAGCTACACATTTAAAGGAGATTACGGTCTCCTTTAAAAATGACCGGGGCGCCCGCAGACCAAAACATAAAAACTTCGGATTATTTCAATAGCACAAACAAATTTTATACATGATGGATTACTACTTCGAAGAACCAGCTCCCATAAAATACGATTTGCTATTCGAGGAAGTAGCAAGATATGCAGTCAATAATGGAGGCATATCCACAACAGAAATTCAGCGAAAATTTGAAGTTGGATTTAATCGGGCTGGGCGCATTATGATGCAATTAGAGAGTGCTGGCATCGTTGGTCAACAACAGGGCATCAATCCTCGAAAAGTATATTTTGATAATATTACATCGTTAGAAAAATACCTTGCGGCAGGTGATTATCATCGAGCTTCCCTGTCAGCAGAAGAGCAGGAACGACGGAGAATATTGTTTCAACAAGAACAGGAAGAGCGTGAAAAAGCCGAGATTGCAGCGCGTATTAAAGAAAAATACCGTATACGTCAACTTGAAAAAATCGTACGGCAAGAACTGATCGACAGCGGAGAACTATTCGGTGATGAGCCAAAGCGGCCACCAATTCCCAGGGAAATAGTAGATGCAGTATATAAGCGTGATGGTGGCCGATGCGTATACTGCGGATCCACACAAAACTTACAACTCGATCACATCATACCTTTTTCAAAAGGCGGGGCAACTACATTAGAGAACATGCAGTTGCTTTGCCAAAAATGCAATGTTGAAAAGTCGAATAAAATAGGATAATATGAAGAAGACTTTACTCATTATTCCTTTACTCTTTCTTGCAATCCCCATGTTGGCCCAGAGTGACAAAGAGGCTGATCAAAACAGATATGGCAAAGGCAAAATGCCGTTTACTGAGGATGGTAGAGTTGTATTCTCGAAAATAGTTTCAGCGAACGAATGTAACGCAGACAAAATATTCAACTCAGTAAGATTGTGTATAACAGAATTATTCAACTCTGCGAATGACGTCATCCAGATGGAGGACAAGGAGTCTCATATATTAGTTTGTAAGGGGTTTTCAAAAGTACCTACTCGCGGTCTGATGGGTGGTGTTCAAGCCGCTCAAGTTTGGTATACCCTCAAAATCCAAACAAAAGATGGTCGCTATAAAATTGATATATACGATATAAAGGGGCATTATCCTGGAGGGGTAGTAAACGGCATATACCTCAACCCTGCTGATTGGCCAGCAGAAGCCCTCACTTATGAAGTTTGCTTCAAACCCAACGGGAAAATGAAAACAGCAAGGGAGGGGTTTTATAGACGAGCAATAATAGATGGATGTAATGACATGATGACATTAATTGAAAGTAAAATAATGGCAGAGTTGACTGCACCAACATGTAAAAGCGCTGATGACTGGTAACCCTCCCCTACCTTTCAGCCCCGGCCGTATGACCGGGGCTTTTTTGTACCTTTAGGACAATGAAGGCCGCCAAAATAAGGTTTCATCATAGGGGAAAGACAAACCTTTAGAACAATCCGCCCAATAATATTTTTTTCAAAATATTTCATCATTTTCCATTGTTATTTAAATATCCGTCGAAATCTTTGCATTGTAAGCCTGTGAGGATGCAGGCAACGGCCGAACATCGAAAGTACATTGCTATCGTAGCAGAAGGTCTGTTGGCGCATCCGTCGGCAGACCTTCATTTATGGCAAAGAGTGTAAAAGACACAAAGGCGAACGACACCATCAAGCCCACCCGCAAAGTGGGCCGTCCTTGCGTATATACACCTGAATTGCTTGAAGCTAAACTGGAGGAATACATTGAATGGGCAGAAAATCATCCTTTAGCTATTAACAAGGTGTCGGCAGGGGAAATAATTTCAGTTCCCACAGAAAGGCCGCTTACACTGGTTGGATTTTGCGTATTTGCCGGAATTGTCGAAAACACCTTTAGAGCATACGAGAAACAAGACGAATTTTTGAGTGTCACAACGCGCGCACGCGCGACTTTCGCAAAGTCCCAGATTGAAGGGGCGCTTATTGGAGCCTACAATCCAAATATAGTTGCCCGGCTTCAAGGCCTCGCCGAAAAACAGGATATAACCACCAACGGCGAGAGCATCAACAAGTCTCGGGAGACGGTACAAGTCATACTTGATCCGGAAGCTGCATCTATCATCCAGTCCATCGGCAAACAAAGCACGAATGAAAATGGAGCTTGATGCACGCACATATCGGGGCAAGGTCTACAAGATCATGCTGTACTTCTTCCGCAAGTACCGCAATAAAGGCGTCGTACTACGCATATTCAACGAGGGGAGCTCCCGTTCGGGGAAGACTTTCGACACCTTCGACTTCCTGTATGACATCTGTGCTGCGGGTGATGGTGCATATAAAATCTATGTCTACCGCTCCACATTGCAAGACTGCAAGGAAAAGGCATTGGGAGACTTCAAGAAGAAACTACAATGCCGCGGGATATATGATCCCGACAGCATGTATAGCGAGAAGATACTCCCCGAATACCACATAGGAGACAGCATCATCCGGTTCCGTGGACTTGACAAGATGGATGTGAAGGAGGGGCACGACTGCGACATCATATACTTCAACGAAATGTTGGACGACATATCGCCGGCGCAGTTCAATAATATCACAATGCGTTGTACAACCATGATTATCGGCGACTGGAACCCTAAGTATACGGAACACTGGGTTTTTGAGCTTGAAGGGCAGCCGGATACCATATTCACCAAAACAACCTACAAGGACAATCCTTTCTGCCCTGACAGCGTACGCAGGACTATCGAAAGTTACGAGCCCACGCCGGAAAATATCGCAGCAGGAACCGCCGACGAATTCAGATGGAAGGTATACGGTCTCGGGGAGCGCGCGGCGCAGGAAGGATTGATATTCCCCAATATCGACTGGATCGACAGTTTTCCGGACGATTTGGAATATACAGCCTATGGCATCGACTTCGGCTTCACAAATGATCCGACGGCTATTATTCATGTCGGAGTGCGAGGGCGTGACTTATATCTGCATGAACGCTTTTATTCGCCCGTAGACGATCCCGAGGTATTGTATAACATTGTGACCCCAATTCTCGGTAAACACGGATATGCCATAGCAGATAGCGCGGATAAATACGCCAAGAATCCGGAAGGCATGGTGCGTTCCCTTCAACTTCGGGGGTTGAATGTAATCAAGGCCAAGAAATTCCAGGATAGTATAACCATCGGTATATCCTACATGAAAAACTTCCGCATCCACTGCGTCAAGACCAAGAACATGAAAAACGAAGCCAATACCTATGTGTGGGATTCTATAAACGGGCTGGCGATAAATAAACCCGTAGATAAGAATAATCACCTTTGGGATGCAGCCCGATACGTCGTGATGACTGCATTCCGCAATCATATTGCCGCATGAAACTCCTTGGATACGAAATAAAGATGTCTAAATGTTCCGAAAAGACCGGAGACCCGCAGCAAAGCCTATACATAGACCTGCGGGACTGGCAAAATCTGCTCAGGACGAAGGATGAGTTTATCGACACCTCCACACCGGACGGGCAGGCGCGCGCATTCGCGTCATGCTCTATTTTAGCTTCTATCATCACGAAGAAAGTATCTGCCATATCGGACGCCCGGTATTGGGCGAAAGACGACAAAGGGGAAGATATTGAAAAGCCGCGTGAGTTCGAGCGGATTAACCACCCCAATCCCTACCAAACCCTTTCGGAATTCGTTTGCATGATCGAGTTCTTTTCTCAGATATTCGGCAAAGCTTATATTGTGAAGGTACCTTTGGTCGGAATTAAGAGTGATTTCGAATTGTATGTAATACCTAACCTCATGGTTACGGAAAACGAGGTACCATCCTCCATACCTTCGTTTGCACCCAACTCCGATATCCGTGATTACACCATAAACCTTGGGGGCGGGATAAACCTGACGATCCCCAAAGAGGAGATGTTCGTTGTAAACGACGTAACTTACGCGCTTAACAAGATTGGGGGCGCTACTTCACGGCTTGTCGCCCTCAAGTACCCTGTCAACACTTTCCTGGCCTCCTACCAAGCCGTAAACGAATTGCTTGTCAACCGAGGTATGCTCGGCATTCTCTCCCTCATGTCAGATGATCCGATGGTCGATAATATCGTGCCAGCCACCAAAGAGGACAAGGAAGCGCTCCGTGAGCAATTGGACAAATACGGGATCATGCGCAACAAATGCAAGATCGCCATTACGTCATACAAGGCATCCTTTGTCCCCGTATCGTCCACGATCTCCGACCTCGGGCTTACAGACATTCAGCGCAACTGCAAGAAAGACATCGCTTATACATACCAGGTGCCCAGCATTCTGCTCGACGTAGAAGGTAGCACCTACAGCAATTTCGGAGAGGCCAAGATCGAATTCTACGTGAATGACATTATTCCTTCTGCACAAAACATCATGCGCGTGCTCAACAAGATATATGGCTTCACAGGATTCGGATTCATGCCGTTCTTCGACCATTTGGAAATGTTCCAGCCTTCGAAGAAAGACCAGGCGGAATGCATGAACAGCGCAGTAAATTACATCGGAGCTGCCATACAATTAGGAATAATGACACCAGAGGAAGGTAGAAGCGAACTATTAAAATATCAAATCTAATATGGAAGACAAGATAAAATCATTCAAGGGAAGCATAGACGACATCAAACGCGATCAGGGCGTTGTTGTCATCGCCATATCAAAGTTCGACCAAGAGGATCACGCAGAAGACATTGTGCGCAAAGGGGCGTTCACCAAATCCTTTGCCGACATGTCCCGGATCAAACACTGCATCGACCACAAACAAGACTTGGATCATGTTGTTGGGACGCCTCGAAAAGCATGGGAAACAGATGAATATGCCCTCGTCGAGAGCAAACTCATACTCGGTAAGGCCGCTGGGCATGATATATTCGAGTACTATAAGCATTGCGCAGACGAGAAACGAGATGTCGAACACTCCTACTGCTACCGGGTTCTCAACAAGAACCATAACGATGCTATTGCGGGAGATGACATCGCAGAGCTGCAGCTCAAGTATGAGTACAGCACCGTGTTCGCCGGATGTAATCCCTTCACCCCAGCTCTTGACGTCAAGGGCTTGCAAAGCGTAGAGGACATCATTGCCTATCAAGAAGAGCTCAACAACATCCTGCGCAAATGCGACCTTTCGGACGCAGGAGGAAACAGGATTGAAGCACTTTGCAACAGCCTCAAAAGCGCCCTAAACATCCTGGGCAACAAACCTTCGGAAGACACTGAAATCATCGAAATAGTCAGAAAAACATTGTTTAACTAAACCAATTCACACATGAACGAAGACATCAAGAAAGAGCTGAAAGGAATACTCGATGAATACAAGTCGGGGCTTATCGGCAAAGCAGACTTCGAGGCCAAAATGAAGGCTATCGAAGACAAAGTAGACGCTCTCGATCAAACGAAATCCATCGACGAGATCCGGGAGATAATCAAAGAGCAAGGGCGCACCATCAGCCTCATGCAGAAATCCACCGTTTCATCCGAGAATGAAGCGCAGGAGAAGATCAAGGCATTTTTCTCAGGTAAAGAGAACATCGACGCCGTAAAGGGCGGCCGCACGGTAAGTATCGAGATCGAGATGAAGGCCGAGGCAGCAGCCATGACGACCACGACGGCCGCTGTCCCCATCGCGGCATTCAACACCGAAGTCGTGCCGGGCATTGCAGCAGCGGCTACCGAGCCGAATGCGATCCTGCCCCGCTTGCAGAAAGGCACGACAAGTTCCCCGACAATCAAGTGGATCAACCGTAAAGACCCCGACGGCGGCTCGGCATTCATCGCCGAAGGAACTCTCAAGCCCCTTATGAGCTGGGGATACGAGGAGGAGACGTCTACGGCAAAGAAGGTTGCCGTTCGCGCAAAGCTCTCGACGGAAATCCTCGAAGATGCGGATTTCATCCGCGGGGAGGTGAACACCCTGCTGCGTCAAGACTTGATGCAGACCGTGGAAGAGAAGGTTATCGCAGGAACCGGCACCGGGAACGAGATTCTCGGCGTAACAACAAAAGCCCCTGGCTATACCATTACGGAGCTCAACGGGAAAATCTCCATGCCCAACATTGCCGACGTTGTGCGCGCTGGCGTTCTGCAACTTCGCCTGCTACATTTCTCTCCCGACGTTCTCTTCCTTCATCCGACCGACAAGGCGATCTTCGACGTAACGAAAGATACCGCCGGGCATTACCTGACTGACGAGATGCGCAAGATCATCGGCAACATCTCCGTTGTAGAAACCACCAACATTCCCGCAGGTAAGTTCCTGCTGATGGATTCCTCGCGCTGGAAAGTTCGTCCCTACCGCGCGCTGCGACTGGAATGGGGCCGTGACGGCGACGATTTCAGCCACAACATGGTGACGGTGATCGCCGAAATGCGCCTTCACTCATACCAGAACTCCATCGACGCCGGGTCTGTCATCTACGACGACTTCGCAACCGTACAGGCCGCCCTGGAGAAAACCGCCGAGGCAGTAGCATAGTCATTAACTTAAACGAACAACAACATGGAAGATATGAAGAAGATCGACCTCACCAAGAGGGTAACTATCGTAAGCACAGGCAAGTCTATCTATATGCCCGAGAAAGGCAAAGAGTACAACGTGTCGCCCTTGCATGCCGAAACGCTTGTGAAATCGGGCAAAGCCACGTACAAGACCAAAGTTGCCAACTAACAAGGCGGGGAGGCGCCGGAAAGCGTCTCCCCTTTTTTCTTATGCTTATAGACTATACATACTTCGAACAGGATCCCACATATATTGCGGGAATAGACGTCAAAAGCGGATGCACCCCGACTGGCGCCGCACAGGAGATTGTACGGAATGTCGAGAGTTGCATACGCAGGTATGAGCCTAAATTCCTTCGGATGCTCCTTGGGATATATGTGGCAGAGAATATCGACAAATATCCTGAAATAGCCGCAAAAATAGCAAATACAGACACAAAACAGTCTCCCATCGCTAAGTATGTCTATTTCTATTACCTGCGAGAACATGTTGCCTTCAATACGATGGCTGGCGAGAAAATCAAAATGACCGACAACAGTCGTGCCGCCTCCCCGTGGTACAGACTTGTGCCCCTATGGAACGAGATGGTCGACGAGTGTCATCAACTGGCAGGCTCGCTATGCGGCGAAACAGACGTAAAGCCGGATTATTCGTCGGATATTTTTGAAAAGATAAACAGGTTCGGATTATGAAAATATCACCCAACGATACCATCAGGAAAGTAATTATAAAGAACGGCACCTTATTCGGTATCGGCAATAAACGAATATACGAATCTATTGTGGCATTACCCAAGCCTGAGTATGTTAAGGAAAAACGTCGCATATTCGGATGGAAGAAGCACGAGGCCCGAAGCGTCGCAGGTATAACGATGGGTGAATTGAACGCCATAGAAAGGATCGAGGCCACCGACGAGTATTTCGTAAAGGTTCTGGCCGTCATGCTGGGTTTAATAAGCCCAAAGGGAAAAGGATCAAAACGCATTGACTGGGAGGGAGCAGGATACGGCATTGCCCGAGAAAGGGTGCTTGAACTACAATTCATTCGCGCTTATCGCTATTTCATTGAAATACAAAACGAACTCAAAGGCGTAGCAAAGGCGTGGAAAAAGCTCGAAATGCCCCTGACGCCACAAGAAGCAAACGCACAAGCACAACGCAAGAACCGGGGTATGAGTACAATATGCTTAGGATACTGCCAGCTTGTAGGGGGTGCTATTCAGCCAGGCGATGTATGGCACCTGAGGTGGTCGACCGTATACCTTGCATATGAAGCCGAGAGGGACAAAAACATGGCACAACGCAAGCTCGCTCAGATGAACAAGCCCAAACCATCCAAAAGTCGCAGACGATGAGAAAGAGCCTCAGTAAAATATTCGAAGATGCTGCCAAAGAGTGCGGCGTCAACACATGCCTATATGCCAGGATCAAAGAGGCGAATTATCTGCTGGATTACGTCAAAGAGTACCCCGTAATGCTGCGGCTGTTCCAGGAGCCGATATACGAAACCAACCTGACAAACAGGCGTCGTCGTAGGACAACGCTTTACTTTCTCGATGCACTCGGGAAGCCAGAGCCGGATACACAGACCGAAGCAGCCCCCATTGCGGATCACATGGAGCAAATGGCGTTTTCATTCATCGACAAACTGCGTCGCAATGGGATAGAGGTGCAGGTTGAAAGCCTGCAAGGAGTGGTTGAAAAACTGGATGCCCTGGCCGCGGGTGTAGAGGCAAAACTCGTCCTTACATACAATGTTTGCTGATGGACATATCGAAGATAGAGAACTTTTTCAGCCCTGAAAAGCTGGTTGCCATCTGTAACGAGGAATTCAGCACCCTTAAAGAGCAGGTGACAATAAATCTGCAAACAAAACGCACAAACAGCGGTAAAAATGTGAACTCCCTGAATGTCCCGGAAGAGACTACCGGCGCTACGGCAGATAGTATGGCGTCGCAAGTGGAAAGCAATGCCGGAGGGTTCACGGTCTCGTTTGTGGGGCGGCATAACATCAAGAATATAGACGAGGGTAACTCTCCGCAGGATGCACAAGAAGAATTCGGAAGCTTCGAAAGTTTCTATCAGAACATAAAGCAATGGGCACGCGACAAAGAGGCACGCTATGGATTGGAATTCAAAAGCATCGACGCATATTGGGCGGCCAAGAAGCTGTGGGAGGAAGGCAGCATCTTGTACCGCTCGGGAGGGGGCACCGAGATTATCAAAGACCTGTTGCCGCAAACCGTGGATAACATCGACAAAAGAATTACGGAAGTGATCGACACATCCATATACGAAATGCTCGAAACAACAATAGAACTATGATCCGATATACATTGTCCGGTACAGGAGGCACCGCAGATTTTCCCAATGACATATGCTTCACACGGGAGAAATCCACCTTCGTGCGATTTACAGCCACAGCCATAGATCCGGACTACGGCACAGAAGTGAAGCTGCGAATATCATATGGAGCAACATCAATAGTCCTATCCAGAAATGTCGCGGGAGTAGGAAAATCCGTTGTTTTCCCCTTGACGGCAATATTGGAATCGCTGGCCGCGGACTATTCGGCAACATTCATAAACAATGTGGTGCTCATAGTTGAGTTTGGCGATGGATCAGCCACTCACACGCTCAATACTATTCTTATCGGCACCTGTGAAAAAGAAATAATCCCTATCTCGGCACAGAATGCCGCCGCGGGAGATGTAACCAACTACCCTTCCGCCAGGAAAATCGTGGTATACCCCGGGTTCAACATAACCCAATCCATCTTTATCCCCAAGCTCACGACAGAGCAAATAGAGGTGGAAACAGAGAATGGGGTCATCGTCACCAGTGGCATGTCCTCGAAACCGTTTGCGGAGTTCAATCCATCGACGGTAAGATGGGATGGGGATACGTATGTTGAGATAAGCGTCTATAACCCCAACCTTGCCAACACCTTTCAATTTCCCATCGAGATAGATAGGTGTACCGATGGGATGCTTGTCAAATGGACGGATAAAGGCGGCATCCCTTACATATATCGGTGGAGTATAGAGACGGCGAGGGACGAAATATCTATCCAGGATGCCTATTCACTACTGAATGAGAACCTGCAACCGTATGAAGCCCAAAGTAAGATACTCACAAAGACATACACGCTGCATAGTCGCCTTGTAGATCAGGATATATACGACCTGTGTAAATCCATCCTCGCCGGGCGCGACATAAGCTACTACGACAGCGCAACGGAGCAATGGCGCCGGTGTAGTATAGAGGAAGGAGAAGCCGAAGATAACGGCGCTTATTTTAAAGATTTAGTCGTAGAAATTACCGATAAGACCTATAACGTATGACCTACTACGAACTATACATAAACGACATCCTGTGCGATCTGTCCAGCGACAACTATATATCCTTGGTATATCAAAGCCCGATATTTTCAGGACTGGACATCATACAGTCCAATAGGTCGTACAATATAGACTTACCGCTGACGCCGAAGAACCGCAAGGCCATAGGCTATGCGGAACGCACCGACATCTATACGGATGCACCCTATGTGAAGCTTCCGGCAAGATTGTATCAGGAAGGAGTACCGTTGTTCACATCCGGATACGCCGTTATTACGGAGATTTCGGACGTAATAAGTGTGGTTCTTACGTGGGGAAATGTCGACAACTTCCAGCCCCTGTTCGATGCAAATTTGCGCGACCTGGCACAAACGCTCTATTCCATGAACATAGGGTCGATACCATGGAACAGCGCATCGGCACTCTTGGAGTATGGATATGAGAGGCCGCAGATGGGATTCTTCGGCATTGATTTCGGGCAAGGTATCGCCAACTCCGAATACATGCATCCGTCTATCGAAGTACAAGATGTACTTACGGCTATTGAGCGGTACAATGGCATCACCATCGACGGCAAAGAAAGACTGTATGGAGGACTTACGTATCCTTTATTGCTTCCTTTAGTATCAAAAAACGGCGACGACATTTCAGGCGCAGTAGATTATTTTGAAGCATCAAGGATCGTATCTGATGGAGAAGGGAATCGGACATCATTTGAATCAAACTTAAATAATTATATAGTCCACGATCCGAAAAATATATATATGCCATACGACCCATCGAATCCCAGTATGAATGGGACGGCAGAATTTCAGACGCTTGGAGCTAATCATATGTTTTTAAGTATAAATCCGAATACGACAGGAGATACTTTCAACGTGACGTGCAGGGTGAGTGGGGCTTCTTGGCGTTTAAAAGAACAAATACATGTTATAGTTAAGGGGGGCGGTAAGGATATTTTAAAAATATCAAGTGCTCCAATAACAATAACTTCGGGAATGACCTCTGCGGTATATACATTTTACACAAAAGATTTTCCGAAAGAATACGAAATAAACACCGATAGCATAAGCAACATATCTATTCAACTCAAGGACTTTTACAATGTGCAATCGGATGGAGCGCATGATATTATTTTGAATTGGTCTGTAAAGTTATGGGGCGATATTGAAATGATATTCCCATCCGAATATCCTATCGGGGTAAATCTTCCGGACATTTCGCAGGGAGATTTCCTCTCGGCTCTGATGTCTATGGCCGGGCTGTTCGCATACCCGGATAAGGACGCCCCGGATACAATCAAACTCATAAGCGTAGACGACATTTACGCCAAACTCACAAACGGAGGCACAATAGACTGGAGCCGCAAAGTCATCCTTAATGATCGGCATGATGTCAGCCGTCCGGAATCTTCCATATTTTCGCTCGATGACCTGGCACAGAAAAACACGCTCGATTATGACAACGACGACGATGTGATCACGGACACCGCCGGGGAAATACGGATCGAGAATGTCAACATCGACAAGGAGAACGAACTCGTGGAGCTTCCATTCTCAGCGTCCGAAAATGCCCCACTTGCATCGGATGCCAATGCGCTGTGTGCCCGCATTCCTATGTATACTACATCCGACGACGGGAAAACAGTGGACTACAACGAACCCTCGGCGCGAATCCTGCAAGCTATCATCGACGATACGAGCACGGGGTTATACTGGTTCGGATATTTCGGAGAAAATATGCGCTTTGGTGGTGAGAACGGGATCGTCGCAAAGAAATACAACGGGTACCAAAAAGCCGTGGACAAACTGCGTCTGATAACAGTAAAGGCCAAGTTAACAGCCATAGATCTGCATAACCTTGATTATACAAAGCCCATATACATAGGTCAATTCGGGCATACATATGGCCTGTATTCGGTAGAAACAGGTGAAAACGGCATATGCGAGTGCCAGCTGATCCAGTTGCAGGCTATAAAAGAAGTTGTTATTCCGGACTATTATCTGACCATCAACGGTTCGGCTTCGGACATCAGTCGGGCTGTAGGCAGCAATAAGACCGTTACGGTATTCACCTATCAGACAAATGGCACGCTTCAAATATCTTCGCAGTCAGGGATGTTTGAAAACATTGCTTTCGCACACGGAATCCTTTCCATAGGGGTCAAGGAGAACACCACAACAAGTTCTCGCTCCGGAAATTTGATCGCATCCCTTAAAGAAGCACCTGCTATCATAAGGACGATTACCGTCCAGCAAGCCCCCGCAGAGCCCGAGCCTACTGCGAGCCGCCCGTTGAAACTCCGCCTCACGGTGACGGACGACCAGGGCGCGCCGCTTGCGGCCGACGAGGTTACGGCCTCGTATATCCTTCCGTCGGGCGACAGCAAGCTGGAACGCTGGGCCGATACGGGCGCTGTCGATGTCACGCTGGAAGCGTCCACGGAATATATGACCCTGGGGCTCGCCGCGACCAAGGCCGGGTATACGAGTGGCAAGAAGCAGGTGGACATCCCGGCCGGAAATTCAGAATACAATATCAACGAGACCTTGATGTTAACTTCTGAACAACCGATAACCAGCCGAAATATTACACTCGACATCACCATCACGGATCAGGAGGGAAAGGCCGTGGATGCCCAGACGGTCGAGATCAGCTATACGAAGAAAGACGGCAGCAGTGCCACCTATAAAACCTCTGGGTCGAATATTACGGATACCATTCCAGATGTCTCGACCTCAAGTTTTATGATTCAGACAATAGTGGGTGCTCCCGGCTACGGATCCCAAATGAAAGAGTCGGCCATCCCCGCCGGAACCTCGGATTACCTGTATCAGAATACTTTCGAACTACAACCAATCGCCGTCACGAGTCGCAACCTTGTTCTGCGCCTGTCGATCGAGGACGCGGACGGCAACCCCCTCGCGGCCGATAAGGTCACCGTCACCACGGAGGACGCCGCGGGCCAAACCGTGACGCGCGAATATACGAATACCTCGGCGGTGGACGATACCATCGCCGACATCCCCACGAGCGGATCGAGCGTCACGGTCACGGCCTCGAAGTCCGGCTACAACGATGGCTGGATTCAGGGGTCTATCCCTTCGGGCAGCTCGGACTACACCTACACCGGGGTCGTTCCCCTGCGCTCGTCGCGTACGGTGGGTGCCGACATCCTCGTGCGGGATGCGAAGGGTTCGCCCGTCGTCGCCGACGAGATCGCCTGCACGTACCTGCAAAGCTCGGGCAAGACCAATACGATCCGCACCACGAACAGCAGCCACCTCGACTACGGGGGTTATTCGGACTGCTCGGTGAAGGCCTTTACGTCGCGCATCACCGTCACGGCCGCGGACTACGCCGATGCGGTGGAGGAGGTGCCCGTGGAAGCCGGTGCGGAGGCCGTTACGATCCGCAAGACTGTCACGCTCTCCCCGGGCTCGCGTTCCCTGCACCTGGACTTCGCGGTCAGGAACGAGCAGGGCTCGGCCGTGGAGGATGCGGTCGTGGTGATTCAGTACGTGAAGCCTGACGGGAGCGACGAAAACCTGCAATTCACGGGCGGCGTGCACGAGACTTTCGACAATGCGACCACGCAGGGCTTTACGCTCCTGATCATTGCGCAGGCCGAGGGCTCGCGCATGCATACGCAGGAGATCGTCGTCCCGGCGGGTAAGGAGGCGTACACCTACGACACGGACGTGGTGCTCTACTACGACTACTCGCCGGGCATTACGCTCGACCCGCCATCCCCGTGGACATATACGGCACACCTGGGGACGCTCCGCAATACGGGCAACGTCGACCTGGAGCTGCTTTCGGCGCCGGAATGGTGCACCATCACCGGGGACATCCCGGGCACGGTGGCGGTGGGCGAGGGGCGTGCCCTGGCCGTCTCGAAGAACGAGACGGGTGACTTGCGCAAGGGGACGATCTCGATGCAGTGGCACAACATAGAAGCGAGCGAGACCACGGCCTACGATGTCGAGGTCTCGCAGGAACCATAAGATTTCATTAACCATTTAACCATATAGAGACATATGGCACAGCAAGATACGATAGACAAAATTATTAACATCCAGTTCAACTACAGAGAGCTGGTGCAGGGATGGGCGGCAGCGACCAGGGAGATAGAGATAAACAAGAAAAACCTCACAGAGCTGAAGCAGGAGTATAAGAACGGCGAGATGTCGGCCACAGAGTATAACAAGGCCATCCTCGAAATTACAAGCACGACAAAAGCTCTTACGGCAGAAAAAAAAGCATATGAAAAAGAAATTCAGAACAATATTAAAATTGAAACAAGAGCATCAGGTTCTATCAATCAGCTGCGAGCGAATGTTTCCAAACTGACTACCCAGTATAATGAACTAAGCGCCACTGAGCGAGAAGGAAAATTTGGACAACGACTTGCAAAGGACATCAAATCCCAACAAGAAGCTATAAATAGCGCAGAACAAGCACTCGGCAACTATCGCTCAAAGGTAGGAAGCTATGAGGATGCAATAAAAAATGTGCTTGGTCTTAATAATCAATTTACAAACTCTCTATTAGAAGCCACGACAGAAGGAAACGGATTTGCGTCTGTTTTAAATACGGCCGGTGCTGCATTATCGAATATAGCCAAGCAATTAGCATCGTTTATTGCCACTCCAGTAGGTATGTTTTTAGCTGGATTGGCAGCGGCATATTATCTTGTTTCATCTCGCATCAAGGAAATGAACAATCGGATAAAAGAGAGCGAGACACTTTTCTATCAGAATGAAAAAGCCCAATCATATGCAAGAGCATATATGGATGCTTATACTCGTCAAATTGATAAACAAGCAGTAGCATGGATTTTAGCCAAAGGTGCAATGTCCTCATATTGGACAAAGTTTAAACAAGAAACAAAGGCATTTATTGGCCGTCAATTGCCTTTTGGATCCATACTATTCCCCAATGCAAACATTAGCAAAAAAGAAATTGAAGAAGGTGCTAAACAACGTATGAGTTTGGTAGAACAAGAGGAAGCCCTTCAAATCCGGCGCAGGGAAATAAACCTTGAAAATGCAGAAATTGAATCTAAAATTGCCGATGCTCGCTTAAAGGCGATGGATAAGGAAAAATACTCTGCAACAGAAAGAAATAAATACGCAAAAGAAGCTATTGATCTAAATAATAAATACTACGATAATTTGGAAAGTATTGCCAAAGAGGAAAAGACAATAGCTGATTTAAGGGTGTCTTTCACAAACAGCAGTACTGCAGAACTGGACGCACAAAATGAAGCCGCTGTAAAACTAATACGCCTTGATGCTCAAAGAGCTGCTTCGCAACGTGAATTAGTTGAACGTATAAATTCTACAAATACGGAAATTAAAACCCTGTCCAAAGAGGTTGACAAGCAGCAAAAAACAGCTGAAGCTGCCGCAAAACGTGCAACAATTCAATTCCAGAAAAACCTGGGGCAACAGCTCAAGGCAGAACAAGATTTATTATCCGCTGTGCAATCATTGCGCGAAAAGACACAGGAAAACGAGCTAAAATCACTACAAGAGAATTACGATAAAGACATAGAGGCATATTGGAAGAAACTTTCCGAGGAAAATATAGACACTGATACTGCCTATCAGATGCTTTTAGCAATGGAGGAAAAATATCAGAAAGATAGGCAGGGGATTATCGTAAAATACAGTCGGCAAAACCTCGACGAGCAAGTCCGCCAACAAGAACTCGCATTCCAGTTGGCAGTGGCTAAAATGAATCCGCAAAACGATAAGGAACGATTAAGTGCTGCAAAATTTGTGGCAGAAAGCGAATTAAAAATAGCCAAAGATAAATTAGTATGGATTTCAAATCTTACTGAGGAACAGCAAAAAGAGCTATATGAAAACGGGTTACAGTATCAGAATGCGCGATTACAAGCTGAAATTGAGCTGCAAAATGCCATAAACAAAACAGGAGAGACGGAAAAGCAAATCAATATGCAACGAATCACCGACACCCAACAACTCGTATCGGCAATTTCCGGTGCTGCCGGATCCTTTTCTTCAATGTTCGATGCTCTCGGTGGTGAAGGAGAACGATATGCTGCATTTGCAAAAACATTCGCTGTATTTCAAGTAGCTTTAGCTCAAGCGTCTGCTATTGCAAATGCAGTGGCTGCCGGAGCAAATGGTGCACCCTGGTTTTTACTGCCTATTACGATTGCCTCAAGCGTTGCTGCTGTTATCGCAGCCATTGCCCAAGCTACGCAGCAACTTGATTCCACGCAGATCCCTAAATACGCATCCGGCGGTCTTATTACAGGGCCCGGTACTGGCACCTCCGATAGCATTGTTGCCCGGGTATCGAATGGCGAGGCCATTATGACCGCCCAAGCCGTGAATGATTGGGGTGCCGTATTGTCGGCTATGAATGTTTCCAGTGGTGGCAATGCCATCCAGGTATCCAATTTACCCCAACGCGGAGACGGAATGAGGGGCATGGAACAAATGATGGAACGGGTGTTGCTCAACCTCCCGTCTCCTATCGTCCTCGTAAAAGATATTGACAACGGACAGAGACGGGTGAAGGTAGCAGCCAACCTTGCAAAATTGGGTAGAAAAAAATAGTATGCCCCATTGTTATTTAAATGCACACAGGCATATTTGCATCAGAGCTTATGGTGAGGTAAGCAACAAACGACAAAACGAAATGACGCGTACATCCAACATATCTGTCGGCGGCCATAAAGCTCTATTAGTGACTTTTTGTAAAACTAAATAGGCTGAAAAATGGCAGAACAAAACGCATGCGCCGAGAACCTTGGCGCGAACATCCTGAATGACTGTAACGACGATTACGGTAAGGGTGTCGAGAAGATCGTTTACATCATCAAAAAAGAGGACATCGACCGTAAGGCATCGAAGATTGCGGGAAACGTAATCAGCACCCTCGTCCTCAGAACCGGAAAGAAGGCATACACTGCTTCGGCCCCTTCAAACACACCTTTCAGTGGCCTTACATACGAGGATCAGAACGCCACAATCGGTATGTCCTTTAACAAGACCATCCCCATCGTCATGCTGGCGGATTCTCCGACGAACGCCCTCAATGTATCCGCACTCAAGCAGAACAAGTACGTCATTATCTACGAGAACAACAACAAGGGAGCGAATGGCGAGCAGGCATTCGCCGTCATAGGCTGGGAGCAGGGCGCCGTCGGGCAGAACGCAACCCTTGACAAGTACAGTGACGACACGCAGGGAGGCTGGACTGTCGACATGATCGAAGAAGGCGCCAAAACCCCGCAAATATTCTTCTTCTCGACGGACTACGAGACTACGAAGGCGGCACTTGATTCGCTTTTGTCGCCCGCCTCGTGATGAATCCCGAAGTATGGTACAGGGAGAGGTTAAACGCCTCTCTCACCGCTTCGGATAAGCGGACGATAGAATCTCATTACGAGATGGTAACCGGGAAATCGTTCGCTGGCAGTTTTTCCCAAAACTGCCCGAACAAGTACAAAGACGCGATAACGCACATTTTAATCAAGATGAAACAGGACAACACGGATAATGGCGGATATGTCCTCAAACAAGGAGCATTTCGCTACAAAGGTAAGGTCATAACCAATGCGAACATGACCGCAGAAGCGGCAGAATGGTGGATACATCAGAACCTGGACAACAGAGACCAATTTGCGAGTTTGGGCAAGGATTACGACAGCTATGCCACCACATCGGTAATGATTCCCGCCAAAGAATAATGACGCCAAACACCTGTAACGTGGAGAATGTTACACACATAAATTACCATAGTGATTTCAGGCTTATTATCCGCTTCAACTCGGATAAACTGCCCGATTATCCGTGGCGTATTACATTCAGCACCCCGTCGACACATACAGTCGACAAATACGTAGCGTCATTCGATGGAGAAAATTACATCAATTGCAAGCCCGTCGACACGCTCCCGGGTGCGGCAATAGTGTTTTTCGATCATCACAGGCTCGGGTGCGGAACATTGGGCTACATTCTCGACATGGATATTCCCGATGACGAATTTCCTGACGGGAAAATGGATATTGAAATCCCGGGTGTCGAGACTATAGAATTATGGCCGGGGAAAAGCGATGAAACGGAACTCCCCGCAGAAATTATTGTGGCACTGTTGCAGATGCTCAAAGGGTTTTCTCCCTCTATCGAAGTCGAGGAGGATAGTGAGGACAGTTATATTCTCCGGATAACAAACGAAACCGGGTCATATCTCACCCCGAACCTGCGGGCTTCGCTGAATTTGGCGCAAAGTACTGGCGACAGCCAGTATATTGCCATGTCGCAGGATGCTACAACAAAAGCCCTTGCCGAAAAGGTCGACAAGGAAGAAGGGAAAGGGCTTTCGACGAACGACTACACCGACCAGGAGAAGGAGAAGCTGGCCGGGCTCTCCAACTACGACGACACGGAGATAAGGAAGGAGTTGTCCGACAAGGTGTCCAAAAAGGAGCTGACGGAGGCTGCGGCGGGCGCAATGGCTGCAGCAAAGTCGTACACGGACACCAAGACAACAGAACTATGGAATAATGTCAGCGATGTGTTTGACGCCACGTCCGAGGAGCTCAACAGCAACATATCCGGCGGGGATGCGCAGACACTGACCGAGGCCAAAAACTATACGGACAAGGCGATCTCAGAAATTCCCACCCCGGACGTCAGCGGCCAGATCGAGCGGCACAACACCTCCCCCACGGCGCATCCCGACATCCGGGAGCTGCTCAACACCTGCGTAGGACTGCCGGAGTTCAACGACAAAACCTACGAGCTGACCTTCACGACAAAGGGCGGTGCCAAGTTCATCATCGACCTGCCTATCGAGATGATGGGGCTGCATTACAACGAGGATACCCAATCTATCGAGTTCGTAAATGCCGACGGCTCCATATCCTCCATCCCGGTTTCTGACTTCGTGAAAGTATATGTCGGCTCTATCGGTTCCGAGATACAGGTTACGGTCGAAGGCTCCGAAATCCGCGCCTCCCTGCTCAACAACACCGTATCCTGGGACAAGTTGACACTGGCATTGCAGGAGATGATCCAGGGCAAGGCCGACCGCACGGAGCTTCCCACGAAACTGTCCGAACTGGAAAATGATTCCGGATATGTGACTTCGGAAGAATTGAATACTGAATTAGGCTACAAAGACCACGTAGCCTACATCCTCAAGGACTTTACGAAGAGCTATTATAACAATACGGGCTCGGACATCACGGATCGGAGCATGGTCGTTACGCCTACGCAGTCAGGCGTGACGTCGAACTTCTCCCTGACCAGCCGCATCCCGGTCGCAGCTTCGGACTTTATTTTCGTGCGCATGAAGCTGCGCGTGGACAAAGAGTGCTCTTTGCGGATCATTACCTATTCGGACAATCTCGACCAGCGGGGCCGCTGGTTCGTCCTCAAGGCAGACCGCACCTACGAAATCTACTACCGCGGCAAGGCGGCGTCGGTAGTGGGACGGCTGAATGTGGGTATCAGCATACCCGCAGCCACCAATATCGGCCAAAAGGTCACCATCGAGGATTTGATCGTCACGCTCAACAACTATGACGCATGGTGCGACGCCGAGAGCCGCGCCACGCTGAAAAACTTCGACACGGACTCCTTCACCGTGGACGAGGGCGGGACGGGGCATTTCTTCTCGGTTGCGCAGGCGTGCGACTTCGCAAGGGACGCCTTCGATGTCGTGAACAACGCGGTCACGGTGTTTATCCGCAACGGCCTTTACGATCACGAGGCTCCGAAGAATGTGGCGATGGGTTACCCGTATGCGATCATCAACAAGGGGGCGAACCGCATATCGCTTATCGGCGAGAGCCGCGACGGCGTCATCGTCTCGTATGAGAACAACTCCGTGAACCGCGCCAAGATCATCGAGGCGGGCGGCGAATGCACCGTCGCCAACATGACCGTCAACTGCCTGAACGACGAAAGTTATACGGACGCCAGCGCCGGCGGTCACCAAGCCTGCTACTGCGTACATGTCGATTCGGTCTTTGCCGCATCTGAGCGATATTTCACGACGATTCGGAACTGCAAACTCTTCAGTACGTGCCATTCACCCGTCGGCGCGGGCCTTGCCGACAACCAGACCATTCGGTTAGACGGCTGCGAGTGCGTCAGCGACACGCACGTAGGCACTTCGACGGGCGCGGCCACCATCCACGCAAGCACCGATGCTGCGGCGAAAAATATGGCCGTCGAGATCATCGGCTGCCGCCTGCTGTCGCTCGACGGAACCAAAGCGCTCTACATGCCCGACGTGGAGGGCGGCGCTCCCTTCACGCAGGTCGACGTCACGCTGCTGGGCAACACCTACTATACCACGGGGCCGGAGATCACCGATGCCGACTTCTTGTCCAGGCACAAGCTCACGCCGTGGTCGGATGCTTCGTTCAGCGAAATTTCGGTTATCGCGCACTCGGACTGCACGCTCGAAGCGCGCGTGACGCACCTCGAAAGGCTGCTCATGGAAATGCTCTCGGGCAAAGTGCTGATCCCGGAGTTGCAGGTGAAAAAACTGGGCGTGTGGGGCGACAACAACCTCGTCGTCACGGGCGAGGGTGCGCCGACGAAAGCCCCCGACCGCGCAGGGCAGTTCTATGTCGATACGAAGAACAACGCGGTCTACCACTCCGTGGGTAACGGCGCGGTGTCGGACTGGAAGAACGCTTAAACTACATACAACATGTCACAAGTCAACAAATACGCCAACAAGGCGGGTTACACGGCCGACAAGAATCGCAAGGACACACAGTCGGCGGTATCCTACATCGAGGACGACGGGGCGCTCATCTACGACGGCGTGAACGTCGTAGTGGACAAGCCGGCCGCCGGGGTTGGTGACCTTGCGGTCTTCGACAAGACCACGGGAACTATCCGCTTCGTCAAGGGTGCGACGCTTGTTGCAGAGCAGCTGCCGCCGCAGCTTGTCCCGGTGGCCGTGGTCTATGCCCGGCAGGGCGAGCGGGTGCTGATCGTATCGCTCGAAAATGCAACGGTCGGCAGCCAGCGATGGGCATACTCTTATGAGGTTGCATTGTCGGGTTTCGATCTCGCTGCGGGCGGTGAATTCACGCTGAACATCTATATCCGCGAATTCTCGTTTACGTACCCTGCGGGTTCGACATTGGCAGACATTGCCGCACTTATAAATTCTAAACCGGAACTCAAAGCTACATACTCCTGGGTGGCCTCGGCCTCCGAAGAGCTTTCCGCGGTTGTCATGACATGTGATGCATGGTCTACGATAGAGGGGCACAAAAAGATTTCGGCAACAGGCTGCACGTTGACGCGCCGCGCCGTGGATGTGGATTACCAAAGTATCCTAATCCTGGACACGGGTGAAGCGGAGTATTACATCCGCCGCAAGAATGGTGTGAATTCAAATATGGCAGGTGGTGTCCTCGACCAGTTCGCGGAATATTATTCGGAGAGAGGCCAGAAAGCCACGGGGCAGAAGCCGGGAAGCGACATAATCATTCAGGAAAGCGTTTTCACCGAAGTCGACAACCCCGATCTGGTTGCCGTGTATCCCACCTACAAGGACTACCTGTTCGCCGAGCACATGGTACAATATCCTACGGCGTTCGGGACGATGTTGCAGGATGGCAAGATCAACACGAACCTGATCGGACGGCTTACCTTCGAGGACATTTATGGTAAGACACAGTACCGCTACCCAGCCGCTGCGGCCGCTCTCGACTTCGGCATCACCGTGGAAGGGATGACGACGGGACTGGAGGCGGGTGCATGGTGGCTGCCGTCGTCGGAAGAGGTCTACCTGCTGATGCACGACAGGGTGCGTTTCGTCGCTGACGTGGAGAAAGACCCCGTAAACCGTACCCTCTTACGCTTGAAAGCTACCATGTGCTATGGTTATAATTATCATGTCCATACTTCGTGCGAGCAGGCGCAGGGAGGCATATTTATTTACAGTGGAGGCGCTGGCACCGTGGGCTATACAAGCAAATGTTTTAAATTTTCCGCCCGTCCGGTCTGCGTCTTATAACTATCAGAATCATGGAAACACAACGACAGATCGACATCCTCGAATCGCGGCAGCTCGAATTACGGGCGGTCATGGCCAAATCCGACGACAGGGCGGCCAAATGCATCAAGTCCGGCCTTGACTTCCGGGCTACCTATCCTCTGGATTATGAGGAGTACGAAGCGGCCAACGCGGAGTACAACGCGAACGAAAAGACCCTTGCGGAGCTGAGGGCCCGGCGTGCCGAAGAGCTGGCCGCCGAAGAAACGGTTATGGACTTTCAAAACCTTGAGCAATGAAGATGTATATGACCAACAAGCCCAACGGCGAGCCGTTCTATCCCGTAACCGTAGCCGAAGCCGTGCTTGTTTCCGAAGGGGAAACTTTAGCCGCGGTGCTGCAACGGCTTGAACAGAGGATCGCAGAATTGGAGAAGTCGGAAGCGGCGCCCGAGGCGCAGGCAGACGTGCTGACCGAACAATAGAATATATCCTATGGAGGAATTGTGGAGGTTTATAGAAAGGTTATGCGAGAAAGTATGGCAGGTGTCGATAGGCGCCCTGGTGTACATGTTTAACGCCATAGCCCCGATACACGACATACTGACGGCCTGCATGATTATATTCGCCGCGAACTTTTTCACGGGCCTGTTCGCCGGCGTGCTCGTGCAGCACGAAGGATTCATATTCCGCAAGGCTTTCAAGTGCATATCCGAGGCTGCGGTAATATCGGGACTGATGGCCATGATACTGCTCGTCGGGGACAACATCGACAACCACGACGGGGCGATGTCGGCGATCTCGCTCGCAGTATATGCCCTGATATATTTCTACGGGGTCAACATCCTCAAGAACCTGAACCGCATATTCCCGAAGAACCGATACATCGACTTCCTGTACTATGTGCTCTCGTTCGAGATGATTAAAAAGATTCCCTATTTGGAAAACTACAAACAAAAACAAAAGGACAAATGAAAAAGAAATGGATCGTATGGAGCATCGTTGCGGCCGTGGCCGTAGTGCTCGGAATCGTATTCCCGCGTTACATCCTCGTGGGGGTTGTTTGTGCTATGGCCGGATGGGTCGGGCATATCCTGTACACTAAACACATCGCGCAATGACACCACGCGGGCTGCGGAACAATAATCCGCTTAACATCGAGAAGACACGGGGCGGCAATCCCTGGCAGGGCGAGGTCGTACCGTCGAAAGACAAGCGTTTTGCGCAGTTTACGACGGTAGCATACGGCTATCGGGCTGCCTTCAAGCTGTTGAACAACTACCAGCGTAACTACGGGCTGGACACGATCCGCAAGATGATCGGCCGCTGGGCCCCGTCGGAGGAGAACCACACGGACGCCTATGTCCGCACCGTGGCGGAAAGATCGGGGGTGCCCGCCGACAGTCGGATCACCACGACCAACCGCGACGTGATGGTTCCCATCGTTGCAGCCATGTCGTTCGTAGAGAACGGCGTCGAGGCCAAGATGCTCGACGTGCAGGCCGGGTGGGATTTGTTCGTAAAGGCATGAAACGCCTGCTCCTCTACCTGCTCGCCGCCCTTGCGGCCGGGGCGCTCCTCTTCGGCTGGGGATACCGCCGGGGTGCCGCGTCGGTGGTTGTCGAAGAAACGACGCGCATCGACACGGTGTTCTACCCGCGGCCGGAGCCACTGCCCGGCACGTACCGCTTCGCCGACATCTCGGTGCCGGTGTTGCTCTTCGCGCCGCCCGACACGGTGACGGAGACCGTCGTTGTGAAAGTCGGGGCAGACAGCGTGCAGATGAAGGTGGCGATGGAAACGCGCCCTTACTCGGACAGCACCTACCGGGCACAGGTCAGCGGGCCCCGGATCGGCAACCTGCGGCCGACGCTCGACTGGATAGAAACATACGACCGCACGACCATCCGACAGCAGGTAGTCTCCCGGCGGAGCCGCTTCGCCCTGACCGCCGGGGTCGGGGCGGCGTACACGCCGCAAGGGTTCCAGCCTACGGTCGGCGTAGGAGTAGGTGTTATTTTATGGCAATTCTGACAGGTATGAAGATAATTTATAACGACATCATCCCCTTCAAGGGATACAAGGCTATCAATCTGTTCGGGATCGTATTTGCCCGCAAGTCCGCCCGCCCGTTGTCGGATAAAAATAAAAACCACGAAGCGATACACACCGCACAGATGAGAGAACTGTTATATGTGCCCTTCTACATCGTCTACCTATTGGATTGGGTATTTCACGGCTTCAAGTACCGAAGGATAACTTTCGAACAGGAAGCATATGCCCATGAAGATAACCCTGAATACCTTGAAATACGAAAACACTACGCGCAATGGAAGAGATGATTTACATATACTGGGATGACTTCCCATCGGTTGTAACCGAATAACGGGCCTTGGGGTACGGGCATAAAAAAGTCCCCAACGCTTTCCCGCATATACCACTATACGATTGTGCCAACGCACCACATTGAGGACTTATTCCTTGAATCGGTGTGTTGGCTTTTTGTATAGTGGTATAACAAATTTATAATAAAAAATCGGGAAAGTATATGCGTAAATCAGAGCTTTTTGCACAAATACTCGAATGTGTTGCATTTGAAACTGAAATAGCTAAGGAACAAATCCTTTCGAAGGATAAATTTCAAGATGTGGTCGATGCGCGCTACATGCTCGTACACTTCTGCCATAAGAACGGTATGTACACCACCGACATCGCCCGGATGATGCGGTTCTCCCGACGCGCCATAGAGAAGATGGTCTCCGGGTTCGATGAACGCAAGCGATACAGCCACCCTATATTCGAAATACAGTGCGAACTTATTGCGAAGAAGTTGCCTCCCATCTGCGCCCCAATGAATTGATATGCCTGCCGCCCGCAGCCACCTTTGCAATGTTGCAACAGGTGAACGCCCGGCCTTGACAGGGGCGGCAATCATTCAATAATTATTAAAAATGGGTTCGGATAAAACTTATATTTTCGATGGAGGCGGCTCGGGTGGCGGCCTTGACATCGCGGCTCTCGTCTCGTCAATGATGGGCAACAAGGGCATGGATCCCAACCTCGTAGCGGCACTCATGAACGGTAACAACAACCGTGGTGCATGGGGCGGTGACGGGTGCTGGTGGATCTGGATCATCCTGCTGTTCTTCTGCTGGGGCGGCTTTGGTGGCAACGGCTTCGGCGGTAACAACGCCAATGGCCTTCCTGCGCAGCTCAACGGTGACGCCGGACGGGAACTTCTTATGAACGCAATCCAAGGGAACGGCGCAGCCATCAATCAGCTGGCATCGTCGCTCAACTGCTCTACGCAGCAGATTCAGAACACGCTGTGCAACATCCAGGGCACCCTCGGCATGTCAAGCCAGCAGATCATCAACGCTGTACAGTCGATGGGATGCCAAATCGGCAACCAGATCGCCTCGTGCTGCTGCGATCTCCGGGAATCCATCACCAAGATGGGATACGAGAGCCAGCTCGCAACGGTCAACCAGACCAACACGCTGCAATCTTCGGCAAACACGCAGTTCAACATTCTGGGTGCCAAGATCGACGCGCAGACGCAGATCATCAACGACCGGTTCTGCCAACTGGAGATGCGCGAGATGCAAAACAAGATCGACATGCTCCGCCAGGAGAACAGCAACCTTGCCCTGGCCGCTTCGCAGCAGGCGCAGACGGCCAACATCGTCAGTCAGCTCCGTGCTCCGGCACCGGTTCCTGCATACATCGTGCAGAACCCCAGCTGTTGCACGACGCCCACTGTGGCCGTGACTGCCGCCCCGGCGTGTGCAGGCACTTTATTTTAGCAAGGAAAGGAGGCAAGTATGTATCCTTTACAAGCTGACATAAAAGTCGTTGTTCCGCAATTCGTACCTCGCCTCGACATCGGAGGCATATACACGCTCGCCACGACCGGAAAGGCTTCCGCAGAGGCCGAAACCGTGGACTACGGGTTCAACCCCTGCGCCTGGCGTGCACTACCTGATGAGGGAATCCTTCTATGGAAAGTGCGCCACCCGGTCACGGAAGCCGAAAGTGGGTATGCCGTAAATGTCGTGGTTCCGACCTCCGGGTCGGCGAGGAGCACGGTAACATCCCCCAACACCACTACCGGGACTGCCAAAGTTCCTGTAGTGGATAACAAAGGGACGCAAACCGTGGGCAGCGACATCACAAACCAGACGGCGGCAGGCGAGACGAGTGCCTATACGGAGCACCTGGTGTACTTTAACAAGTGTGCGGGAATCTTCCGTCTGCTTGGGGTAAAGTCCACGGCAGGAACCGCACAGGCAAATAGCGACGCAGCGGCGCCGGCAGCGGCAAAAGCAACGAAGTAAAAACCGAAAGACGGGGAGGAGGGCTCCTTCTCCCCTACCTTTCACAAATCATTAACCAAGATGTTTCAGAACTTGAGAAAAGGCTCCTTAGTCTACGTTTTCGACAACAGGGAACAGCCTAAGTTTTATACAGCCAACGTAAAAGATGTATCGGCACCGTATTTCCCGCCCCAAAAGCCCGGGCAATTCTCGCCGATGCCGCAATTCATCAACATCTCGATAGAGGGCAACGAGCCCTGGGGCGTCCCTATGCAAGCGGACATCGTTTCGAAAGACGGCCTTACCGTAGCGACGACACGTGAAGTGTTGAAACCGACCATCATGGAGGCACAGCAGGCAAGCCGTGACATCGTGGAATCATTCGACAGGCACAAAGCCAACCTGAAGGTCTACGATGAGATCCTGATGCAGCTCGATCCCGAAGCTGCGCGTTCAAAAGAGCTCGAAGCCGAAAACAGGGAGTTGCGGAAGATGCTCGCTGACATGAACGAACGGCTGAGCCAGATACCGACGGCGGAAGAACTGAGGAGCCTTGTCAAGTCTGAACCACCTGCAAAAACAAAGTAACTATGGGTTGGAGAATCATAGGTGAAGGCCGTGGCGGCTTCGGCGGCCACGAAGAGGAGATGGAGCGAGAGCTCCGACGCGCCTACGAAGAAGGCTTTGAAGAAGGCCGGCGTGAAGGCCGTGGCGGATACGGTGAGCGTGGCGGCTACGGACAAGGTGGCGGCTACGGCGAACGTGGCGAGTATGACCGCGGCGGGTATGAGTATGACGACGCCTACGGCGAACGCCGTGGCGTAAGGGGTACAGGCCCCTATTCGCGGTATCGCAGGCGGTAAACCGGAGGGAGAGGGCCGCAGTGCCCTCTCCTATTTTAAATCGAAAAATATGGACAGGTTAGATACACATGAAAACTTCCCGGCAGGGTTCCGGGAATATCTCGAAAATTACGGTTGGCACTTTTCAAAGAAGATGTGCGAATTCGCCGTATCCCGCATGAAGGACAGGAACGGCAAGAAGATCGAGCCCTATTCTAAGGATAAGGTGGATGCGCTGCTCAAGCAGTACGGCATCGAACTCAAAAAGGACAAGGGCTATGACTGCGTGTACGTCTGCAACATGGCATTGGCGGACTATTTCGGGTCGTCGATACCCAATCCACAATACCTGGCGATGTTCATACGTGACTATATCAATGACGAGGACGGCTACGACGGCTTGCCATTTACACGTTACTATGCCGATACCATCGGCTCGGGAACACCCATCCTGTGGGAAGAGATGATGTAGCCATGGAAGAATATCCCCAGATCAGCGAATTCACAAACGACAACGACGAAATCGATGAAAAATATCGCAACGCTCGTCCGTAACCTGCCTGCCGACAAGTACCAGGAACTTGCCGGGGCGGTGAACGACGTATTCGAGAACAAGCGCTTCAACCGGGCACAACGCAGAAGGCTGGCGCGAAACTGGCGCAAGTACGGAAAAAGGGAGGAAAAATGAAGATTCGGGACTTGAGTATTCACAAGTATGGTTGGACGTTACGCATATATTATGCCGTGACGTGCTACTATACGGGCGAAATACTCAAGTCCCTTACCGACATCGGATGCCCTGATACGGTTCTTCATCGCGTACAGGGGAATATGGTGAAGTGCGAAATGGATACGGGATTCACCTACTCCAACAAGGAGCATCGGCAAAGTGTCATCGTAATAGGGATGCACTCCTCGCCGTGGGAATTTCTCAACAGCTTTGAGCACGAACTGCGGCACCTCGTAGACGATATAGCCCTTACTCTCGGGCTGCCGATGGCCGGGGAAGAGGTAGCATACCTTACCGGCGAAATAAACCAGGCGCTATGGGAAGATGTGCACCAATTCACCTGTTGTAAATGTAATGGACATGGAAAAAGATGACACCCAATACTGGATGGCGATGCTCGAAGTGAGCGAATGCTGCGCACCCATATTCGCTGCCGTCGTATGCGAGTTGATGAATACGATTTGATTATTCCAGAAGTTTCACCAGGTCGGTTTTCATCTCCTCGTCTATGTCGCGGTAGCGGGCAAATGCTTTGCTGCCTTCGGTATGCCCCGACAAAGATCCCACAAGGTTAGGGTCTTTGACCTGCTTATACAGATTCCCGATAAAAGTACGACGCGCCATATGGGATGACGCAACTTGGTAGAGCGGTTTTTGCTCAGGCTCCCTGGTGACGGGGTTGAGTACACTTACCATGCGTTTCAATCCGGCAGCAAGGAAGCATTTTTTAATTGCCTCGTTATATTTTTGCTCCGAAATAAAGGGGAGCAGTAGTGCATTGTCAGGGGATGCGTATTTATTGATTATCTCCTTTGCAAGATTGTTCAACGGGACACGCACCGTCACCGGATGGCCTTCCTTCGTTTTGCGCGGGATATACTCAACAGCACCTTTTACTACGTTGCTCCGTTTCAAGGCTATCAAATCCCCCACGCGACACCCTATGAGACATTGGAATACGAATATATCCCGCTGTACCGCCAGTCGTTGATGCCTGGATAGGTTTGTATGGTATAGCTTGTTCCGCTCGGCGATTGTGATATAGATCGGGGAACCATATACAGCTTGTTTTATCTCCTTCTTCCGGAAAGGATTAGTTTGGATCAGGTCATTGTTTGCGGCCCAATTCAGGAAAGCCCGCAAGAGAATCATCTTGCTGACAACCGTATTGTGGCCACGCTGGTGTGGTATCCTCGAATCCTGCACCAAAGCATAGATATGCGGATATTCCTCGCATATATCGTGCTCCCGGCGATAAAAGTCCTCAAAGTCATCCAATACCTCGGGCGTTAGCATCCCCAGCGAAAGGGTGAAGGTGCGGTCGAAAATCCTTTTGTACAACTCGTAGCGCTTGAGAGCCCTCATAAGAACATTGAATGCCATCTTACGGCGCTCAGAAAACCCCTTCTTGGATACGTAACTTTCAAAATGTGCCCATATATCCCTGTCTTGCGACAATCCTACAGAATAAGGCGTAATAACATCCCTGAGCCAACTCGGAGGCAAGCTAACCTTCCCTGCTCCTGCCTCTATGAACGATTGCATGACAAAAGATGTCAATGCCGAGATTTTAGAATGTGCCTCGTTTGCCTGTTCGACGATCTCTTGTTGGGCAGGAGACATCATCCTGTAACGGGGAACAGAAACCGATTGTGTCTTGGCGCTCCAATATTCAGGCAGCACGAAAATACCAGTCTTGGCACGCTGGTTAAGGCGTCCGTGAGTAAACCGAATCAGCACCTCGTGTAAACCGCATGTATTTTCCTTGGCAGAGAGTGAATAGTAAATTGTCGCCATAATTGTTATATTTGCACGGATGCAAATATAAACAACCATATATTACTTCAATAATTTTTGGCGACTTTTTGGCGACTTATACTTTATCTGGTGATATTTCGGTCGTTTCATGACATCCGTAAAGATGCCGATACACACCATTGCAGCCAATTTTTGTTGCTTTATGCAATCCCAATGATTTCATGAGATAATATTACCTATAGTCCCGTCGGGACTACAATTTCAAAATAGCAATCATCTGACAATCTGATGGTTGCTATTTTTATTATTCATGTTTTTGGCTTATTTTTGGCGATATAATACAGGTTTTCACTTCATTTTCCCAAACTTCGTGTGCGTCCTCGTGCTTTGAATGCGTCCACTTCATTACGCAAATATAGCACTTTTCGTCCTATTCTTACTGGGATTAGACACTTTTCTTTCTCCCACCGATGCAATGTCGGATAGGACACTCCTAAAATCTCGGACGCCTCTCCACGGGTACAATACTTTATCTTATCACCCATAGCTGCTTTCACGGCGCTGAATGTTTTTTCAGCAACGCTATCCCCTGTCTCCTGAATGAGCACATTTGCAAAGGTACGCAAATCTGAAGCGCTAATCAATAGCATCGCGTCGGATTGGCGATCCCGCATAACTTGCATGAGCAAACTATCCATGTTCTATAAAAATAGTGGCAACTCCTGCTGCCGTCCGTCAATATGATCTCTTTCCTTTGTTTTAAACCTCCGCCACGAAATAGGCGTATTCGGTTCCCTGTATTTACCCCGCGTGGCTCGGCGCCTGTCGCGCTGCGCCCGCAAAAACTGGAGCTTCCTCTTCGCTTGGTTGATCCGATGATTACATATGCCATGTATAATTATCATCAGTTCTTCCCGGCTCAGTTCATTTGTCCATACCGTATAGTCGGCGATAGTTGGCCGCCCTTCCGCCCTTCTCCCCATTTGCTTTTATCGAAATAAGTTGCTACCTTTGGAGTGATATGTCAAAGGTGGGGCTTGAGAGCGCCACAAACACAAAGGGCTCCGGATCAGGGAGCCCTTTACATTGCCGGTTTGATTCCGGTAAAGGCGATCATAACTATTATTGCCAGTATTACGACCAGCCAAACTATTATGGTTGTAGGCCTTTCATTATATTGTTTTTTCATAATTTCTTCTCCGTTTTCTCCAGCTCTTCAAGGAGGGCGTCGGCGTATGATACGGCATATGATTTCTACTGGTTTTTTACTCCTCGTACACACCGCCGCGCCTGCTTTGGCGGCTGCTAAATCGAAATTCTTCATGCTATTCAGTTTTATTAAATTTCCCACCAAAATAAACCTCCCCACAAAAGGGTAAACACCAACGTTACATTTATCCATGAAATTGATAAAAGTAAGCCGTCAACGTCGTAATCGCGCCTCGGCCGATCATAGATATTTTGGGCCCAAAGCAATAGAAGGATATATACCACTACTGCCACGGCATTATACCAAGTCATTGCGATCATGGTTATTTCAGTAATATAGTAAGCCATCTCATTGCTATTTTACTAATTCAAAAAGTGTTTTATCCTTCGCTATCGTCCCGATTTTCACCCGTTCCGCCTCTTCTTTAGTGTCGAACTTTAATACCATTCCTTCGCGTATTGGGCATCCATTATCCCGCCAAAGTACATAAACCATAAGACACCACTTGTCATCCCAAAACGTGGGCGTCCCGTATATCTCAGCCACGTAAGCATATATTTTACGGGTGACTATTTGACAGGTCAAATCGCTCATTTCACCAATTCAAATTCGTAAACCACCACCCACGGGTTCCGATCCCACGTTCCACGGCCGGACACCTTGTCGATTAGTGCGGCGAAGGCCTTGCGGGGAGTGTCAAATTCAACGGCTGTTCCCTTTTTCTCGTCGACAAACCCATACGTGGTGGTATCTGTGGATTCGTACCACGATTCGATAATGCCCTCGCGAAAACAGTCATCGTGCGAAATGCTCTGCAACTGCTCGCACTTGATTCCGGTGATGCGGATTTGGTGGGGCATCAAATCGGCTCGCACAAACAGTTTGTTTCGCCAGCCAGGTGTTCTATCCGCGCCATATACAGGAATGTCACATCTTGGCGAAAACGCATGGTAATAACTTTGCGCCACGGCCACGACCTCGCCGACCTTGTAGCGGCATTTATGGCGAAAAATTTCAATTCCTTGACAGCACATTACGATACAGCCAGTGGCTTCCTCATAGGTGAAGTCTTCGGCCGAGGTCGCAGCCCGTTGAAATTGTTCACCTCCCTCGATGCGGCGCGTATTGTTTTTTATATAGTCAATGACCGCATCCGTCAGTCCATAGCGGTCGTTAAACATTATCTTCTGCATGGTTATTCAGTTTTAAGTAATTCTGGGGTGTCGTGGATATTACCTATTTTCGTAAATGAACAACACCAAATTTCCTCAGGTTCATTGTTCGCATCTACAAAACAGAACATCCGATCTCGATAGGCAATTACGCTACGCCTATTGATTTTCATGAGATTTTCCCATTCTACTATATCTCCCTCCCAAACATCCGTGCCGTTATTGTCTTTCAGCCCAATATACTCGCCGACGGTAGTGGGATCAACTTCATATAATCCTGTAAAGGTCTTGATAAATATCCGGCCTGCGTCTGCGCCGTAGCAATGAATCAGGTCTCCATAAACCCACTTGTCGTTATCTATACGCTTGCCTCTGAATTTACTCTCTCGCATAACTATTCTTGTTTGAGGTTGTTAATTCTGTCGATCTCGACTTTCAAATTCATCTCTGCGCAGCGCACATCCCGTTGCAATTCCTCCAGCCGAGCTATCTGCTCCTCGTCCATCCGCGGGCATCCCCGCAGCCAGCTGTCGTAGTTCGGGGTTTGCAGTTCGCCGTTGGCAATAGACCCTACACGCAGGCAGTAGTCGTAATATTTGACATACTCCTCCTCCGGAGCGTCCCGGTCGATGTCCGTCAGTATATCCGCCATACTCACGAATAGATCGCCAACTTCTGCAATTCCTCCGGGGTCGTCGCCTACCCCCGCATCCGGCTCATAATCGTAGCCGTGCTTTTCGCAGAAAGCGGCCAGATAGGCGTTGCAAACCGCGTTGTAACTTAGTCTCAGTTCCTCGCGTGTAAGTTTCATTAAAATCGTCTCAACGTGGTCAGGCATATCACTGTAAGGTTGTTTATGCACCCGTCGATAAATTCCCTTGCTCATGGTTAGGATGTTTTAGTGTAACGCCCACGTCTTGTGCATTGCAGCGATCAGGTCTATATACCCTTTGCATTCCTCCATCTGCTCGGGACTATAGCCTTCGGCCTCGCCAATTTTTCGGAAATGCTTCTGCCACTCGGAAATGGTGCAGCGTTTGCATCCTATTTGAATAACATCCTCACCCCAATAGGATACTGTATGACTAGATGCGCTGATAAA